GCTCGCCACCAACGATGCCATCCGGGGCCAGGTGACGATCCTCATTGATCGTTAAGCCTGACGGAGGCCCGTCATGGCTGAGTACGCAGCGGGCGTCACGGCGACGTGGAACGGCGTCGCGTTCAGCGAAGTCTTCGATCTGCGCGTGACGCACGGCGGTGCTCTGCCGTTGGCTCGCGCCAGTACGTGGACGCTTGACCTAGGCACTATAGAGATGTCGTGCTTTGCAACGGCCAACGTCTCGACCGCCAACTACGGCGTCCGCTCGCTCGTCACGATTGCTGGCGGCGGGTTTGCCTACCGTGCCACGGCAGTGCTTGAGAAGTTGACGTTTCAAGGCGTGGTGAACGACGTGACCCGCTACGGCGTCACGCTCAGAGTCCAAGCCTAGGAGATTTTCATGGCCCTGACTGTGCAGGAACTCGCCGCCCAGATTCTCGCCTCGGACGATCTGTCCGTGCTCAAGGTGACGGTGAAGGAGTGGAAGGACGCCAGCGGTAAGCCGCTGGTGCTCGGCATCCGTGTGATGACCGTCGAGGAGCGGGACTCCTACGAGAAGGAGTGGATCGGCAACAAGGAGCGGGGCATCGACAACTTCCGAACGAAGTACCTAGCCCGCTGCCTGTGCCACCCCGAGAGTGGCGAGCGGCTCTTCGACGAGCAGGGCATCGAGCAGCTGGCGAAGAAGTCGTCGGCCGTGGTGTCGAAGCTCTTTGAGAAGGCGATGAAGCACAACAACATGACCGAGAGCGACGTGGAGGAACTCGCAAAAAACTGAAGACCCGGCCGATGCGGAGGTTTCTTTTCCGCCTCGCCGGGCACCTAGGCATGACGGTGCGGGAGTTGTCTCGCCGCATGGACTCGCAAGAGCTCAGTGAGTGGGTGGCCTTCACCCGCTACTACCACGCTCTGCCGGATCCGTGGCAGCAGACAGGCTTGCTCACCAGTGCCGTGCTCGCACCGTACAGCGAGAAAGGCAAAGCACCGAAGGCGTCCGATTTCGTTCCTACCGAGAAGCCACCGCAGACATCAGAGGAGATGGCCCGAGAGCTCGCAAAGCTCGCCGGCATCTTTGAGCAGTAGCAGCCATGGCCAACATCCTCTCACTTGCGATGAAGGTTTCCGCCGACGCCTCTGGCGTGGTGAAGAACCTCACGCCGGCCGAGCGGGCGCTTGAGAAGCTGGGGCAGAACGCCGACAAACTCACGAGCGTTTTTGACCAGTTCGCCGGAAGCAGTGAAGCGGCGGCCAACGCTCAGCGTGCTGCGGCTGCAAGTTTTGACGCTCTCGTGACGCAGCTGCAGGGTGGCGAGATCAACGCCAAGCAGTTTGCCGAAGCGTATGCCAACCTCGGCAAGGAGATTGAGAAGGAAACCAAACTCCTGCAGCGTGCGTCTGAGATCACCCGTGCGAACATCAGCCCGCAGGAGCGGTACACGCAGGCGGTTGACGAGCTCAACGACCAGCTGCGTGCCGGCCGCATCTCGCAGGACACATACAACCGAGCCCTGGAGAAGGCCCAGCGGGATCTCGACAAGACGAGCGACAACGCCAAGAAAGCCGACACCAGCCTGGAGTCACTAGCCCGCAACACGAAGATCCTCGCCGGCATCGAGCTCGGTAGGCTGTTCGTGGACGGCGTCCAGGCAATCGCCAACGTGTTCCGTGACGTGGCTAACCGAGTCACCACGCTGGTGTCCAGCGTCAACTCAGGCATCGACTCGCTCAACGATCTGTCGGCCCGCACAGGCATCAACGTCGAGGCCCTGCAGGGTTACTCGCTGGCGGCAAAACTCGCCGGCGTGGACACCGAGCAGTTCGGCACCGCCGTGCAGCGGCTGGCCGTGAATATCGGCAAGGCCACGCCGGGCGACGCACTCGACAAGGCTCTCAAGGGCATCAACCTGTCGCTGGCGGATCTGCGGGCGTTGTCACCCGAGCAGCAGTTCTCAGAGATCGGGCAGGCTATCTCGCAGCTGCCGACGGCCGCAGACCGTGCTGCCGCCGCTGTCGCCATCTTCGGCAAGCAGGGGGCCGCTTTGGCTCCGCTGTTCCGTGAAGGGGCGGCCAGCATTGAAGAACTGCAAGCCCGTGCCGAGCGGCTCGGCATCATCATCAGCGAGACGCAAGTCAACAACGTCGCAGACATGAACGACGCTTTTGACTTGGTCGCCGCAACCATCAACGGCATCGTGGGGCAAGTGATTGGCAACCTTGCGCCGGCCGTGACGGCTGTAACCAACGAGTTTCTGCGATTCGTCGAGGAGTGGAGCGGAGCACAAGGCACCGGCGGCACCGGCATCGCCAATGCCATAACTGACGTGCTGCTCGAGGGTGCGTCCTACTTCGCCGCCATCTTCGACAAGTTCGTGGAGGAGTTTGGAAACCTTGGCGAGGTGTTCGCGTTCTCGGCCGACGTGTTCGATGTTACTGCCAAAGTGCTGCTCAGTGTCTCTGAAGCCTTCCGTGTGGTGTTCAACGTCTTGCAGCTGGGCATCGACGCGCTCATTGTCGGCTTCGGCAAAGTGCTCCAAGGGCTCGGCAGTTTCGTGGACTCCGACCTGGAGGAGTACGGCCGAGCGTTGGTGGACGCCGGCATGGAGTCCACGGAAAGAAACTCCCGTGAGATGGAGGCCGCCGCAGCCAACGCTGCCGAGACGTTCAACAGCATCTTCACGGGTGGCACCGGAAACGCCGGGCAGGCAGGCGAAGGTGCAGCCGAAGAGTTCCTGACAAAACTGAAACTGAAAATCCAGAACGCCCGCCTGCCCGAAGTGCAGGTGCAGGCCAACCTGGCCTCAGCCACGGCAGAGCTTGACCAGTTCTTGTCCACCGCCGAGGGCGGCGCGTCTGAGTTCTTGCAGCAGTCGCAGGCCACGCTAGCCACGTTCTCGCAGATGGCGGCTGAGGGCGAACTGACTGCCGACCAGATCGAGATCATGAACGGATTTATGGAGCGGCTGAACGGCGAGATCACCAAGGAGCGGCAGCTGCGGCAGGAGGCTACTGACGCTGCACAGGCCCAGGCCGACGCGGACAAGAGGCGGCTCGACCAGCTGCTGCAGACCAACGACGAGGCGGCACGCATCGAGCAGGACTTGCTAGTCGTTCAACGTGAGCAGGCCCGTGTGTCGGAGCAACTGGCCGCAGCACGAGAGGCCAACAACGTCGCTGAGGCTGACGCCGCAGCCGCCCGCCAAGGCGAGCTCGACCAGTTGCAGGGCAAACTCCAAGACCAACAGCAGGCTCTTGCGCAGGGTTTTGGCCAGGGCTTTCAGGCTACGTTCCAGGCGGTGGACGAGAACATCCAGAAGCTAGTCGAGAAGTCGCAGGAGTTTGGCCAGGCCGGTGCGGATGCCGCAATGCGGCTTGAGGAAGGCATCGCTTCCGCCCAGGCTCTGGCGTCGTCGGGATTCATCAACAAAGAGGTATTCGACGCCGAGGTGGCCCGGCAGCAGGAGCTCTTCAACAACGAGATCCGCAACATCGAAGAAGCCGAGAGGCTAAAGGCTCAGGCCGCCGATGAGCGACTTGCTGCTGAGAAGCGGCAGCAGGAAGAAGCTCTGCGAGCGCAGGAGGAATACCAGCGGCAACAGCAGCAAGCCGCCGAGGCCGCCGCCAACGAGCAGCAGCGGGTGCAGGAGCAGATATTCCAGTACCAGCAGAAGGTGCTGGAAGAGCAGCAGAAAGCCGCCGAGGCCGAAGCCAAGCGACAGGAAGAGCGGCTCACCAAGCTGAACACGCTCGGTTCGCAGACCATCACGGGCAGCGACATCCGCACCGCTGAGGGTGCCGCCCTAGTGCTGAACCTGACGGCCAACGCTCAGGATCCCCGGCTCATTCAGGAGCGGCTGCAGACCAAGCTGCTCGAGCGGATCGCCACTGGCATCGGCCAGGCGGCCAGCAACTACTTCAACCAGCCGGTGGCCATTGTGGGCTACTCGTCATTCGGGGAGCCACGGTAATGGGCGTTGCATCGCACGTCGAACTGTCTCGCACGTTCGAGAACGAACTGAGCGCACAGCCCCGTGCCATCAGGCGTTTCGCCGTGACGCTGACGAACGACACCCTTCAAGGAAACCCGCCTTCTGAAACGGACCTGCTGACGGAGTGCGGACTTGGCGTCTTTGGTTCTGTGCATCCTGGTTTGCCGGCGTTCAATCTGCGAAAGGTGACGATTTCGGAGAGGTTTGGCGACTCGCCGTATCACGTCGAGCTCACTGCTGAGTACGGCAATGTGCTGCCCAACGAACTGGAGGTACCCACCGACAGAGACGCTGAGTGGTCTTTTGAGGCACAGCCCAGCCAAGTGCCGGCCCTGTACTACTACCACGGCACTGGCAACGCCGACCTGCGGCCACTCACCAACTCTGCGTACGACTACTTCGAGGGCATCACGACCGACGAGGCCATGGTGCGGGCCACGATCCGCAAGAACTTCTCAGCATTCCCGCTGTCGCAGATGGCCGCCACCAACACGGTCAACGACGGCACGTACTTCGGCGGTGCGGCGTACAGCTGGAAGTGTGCCGGCGTGAACTCCACGTACACCATCGAGGCGTTCAACGGCGTGAACTACGCGTACTGGGCCACGCAGATCGAGCTCATGTACCGCCAGACCGGCTGGGTGCTGCAACTGCCCGACGTGGGCTGGAACTACCTGAGCGGCGGCCAGAAGCGGCGGGCCATGGTGTTCGACTTTGAAAACGGCGAGTGGGTGGCGTCGGCCAACCCTGTCGGCCTGGACGGCAGCGGCAACCAGACCAGCGGCCAGCCGGCTGTGCTGCAGCGTCGAGTGAATCAGGTGGCCAACTTCACCACGCTCTTCGGCACGCCGCCGTCCTGACATGGCACGCAAACGAGGCCCATTCGACGCCGTGCAGTTCACCCGGGAATCCGCAGAGCGGATTGCGGGCGTGGTGCGTCAGGCCGAGTTAACGCCCCCGGCGGCTTCGCCGCTGCGGTTCAATAAGGCTCTGCAGCCGCCAACGTCGCCATCGATCTCGTTTGCTGTGTACACGGCCACATCTAACTGGCTAGTCGCGCCGTACGGTTCGCAGACGACAAATCAAAACACAAAGCGAATACAGTTCATGACCGCAACCGGCGGATCAGCCGCAACGGCTATGTGCTTCAACTGCTTCGCACCAGTGCCGATTTTTTCAACAAACGCCACAAGCGCGAAAACGCTGGTCATCGTCTCCAAAATGCACGGCCGGTGGCATCTACTGGGTATGCAGGGATGAGCGAAACTGCCGACTACGTTAACAGCCAGGCGTCTCGCATCTCATCGTGGATCCCTCGGGGCGGATTTCGGTTCTGGAACGTCCGCACAGCTGTTGGGTTTTCTCCGCCCGGCTACTTTGGCTATCTCGACCCCTTCCTCGGCGCAACGGCAAGGTTTCGCCCGAACACAGAGCAGTTTGCTCCGTTTGGTCGCGCTGTATGGACAAAGCCCATGACGTTCCTCGATGGCTACGTCACCCGTCCGTTCGTTGATCGCGAACACTTTTGGATCGTCGTTGACAGTGACGGCTCGCTTTTTACTGGCGGAGTGCCTGGAATCTTCAGTTCTTTTTCTGGAGCCGGCGGCAGTTACTCAACACCCTCTGGCAATGTTTTTGGGCATGGGCCAGATTTCCCCGAACGCTTTGGCGGCAACCCGAACCTGTTTCCGGCTTCAGGCAAGCGCGGTGTTCGTTACACGGTCAATAGGCGAATCCTTGGATCAGACGGCGGGATGGAATCCGTGCGTTTCACTGGGTGCGGTTTCTTGTCGCAGTCGTTTGATGGCCTTAATGATTCGTGCGCTGTCGCATTGGATGACTCAAGTGGCTTGTGGTTCAGCGGCAACGCCAACTCATTGTCCGTAGCGTCTGGATCGCCTGACTACTTCACTCGCACGCAGCCGAGCGGCTACGAGTCACCGAGCGGTTTTGTTGCTGGGACGCTCGACATAAGAAAAGTGTGCGCCAAGGGTGCAGATGTTCTTCTGTGTCTCGACGCAGGCGGCAGGCTGCTTGCTTCGGGGAACGTCACTCGTGTTGGCGTCGGCCCGTTTGATTCAAAACGCAGCCAGACCTTTTACGAGGTAAGCGGATTCATTGAGTCCATCGATGTCACCGCTGCGGGAAGCGGGTACAGCAATGGACGGCGCAGCCTGACGATCTCCGCCCCCGATCACGCCGACGGTCGGCGGGCGGAGGCTGTCGGAGTGTTCTCCGGTGGCTCTTTGCAGCAAGTCGAAGTCACGCAACCTGGGTGGGGCTATGCGAGTACACCAACCGTGACGCTGCCTAACGTCAGCAACACTTCTCCTGCGGCGATGCAGGCATCTGTGTTCAATCGCCGATGGAGCTTCGTAACGGCTACAACCAATCGGACTTTCTCAGCAGTGTGTGAGAATGGGCACGCATTTCTGTGGGGCAATGGGTGCTCATATCAAGACAACTTGCCGGCATTCATAACACCGAAGCGCAGCCCTGGGCGGCTATTCATCTCAGGCAATCCCACATTCACTTCAATCGCACTGCACGACGTATTTGCTACGTCGGCCACGTCTTCTGGTGCCGTACCGCCGGACGTTTTGCTTTGTTCGTCAGATGGCACGCTTTACTACCAAGGCGTGAATCCAACAGACGTGAACCGAAACACTCGCACCACGCAGGTGCAACCGTTTAGCTCTGCTGGCGGCGGCTGGGCAAAGGTTGTATCTGCCAGTCAAAGTGGATTTGTAGCCTTAAATCAGAGCGGCGAGTTGTGGTGTTACACCGCCGTGAACAATACGGTTCCGTGGTCCAAAGTCAGCGGAGACGCTGTGTTTTCTGATGTCTTTGGCGGCAGCTTTGGATATCTCGCCAACAGGATCGAGCAATGGGATGAGTTTGGCAACCGCGTGGACCCGCTGGCTCCGGCGTATTGACTCGCCCGCTACGGTAAGCAGCGAAAGGGCACGCCGTGGCCGACGATCACGTTTTCACACTCAACGGCGACGAGCGGTGGCTGCTGCGTTTCACCAAGCTCCAGGGTGCGGCCTACGGGTACACGTTCTCACAGAAGGCCAAGCACCCGCGCATCATCCTCGACGCCCGCATGCGTGGCAGGAAGAAGCTCGAGGTGCTGGTGCATGAACTGCTGCACGCCTTAAACCCGACGCAGAGCGAGGAGCACGTCGAGCAGCAAGGGAAAGACATCGCCAAGGTGCTGTGGAGTCTCGGCTACCGGGAGGTGCAGGATGGCAGGTGACGTGATCACCGACATGGCGAAGAAACTCTGCCAGCGTCATCCAGACGCACCGGCTCGCACGCTGGCTCGCCGCCTGGTGCGTGAGTGCAACGGTGCCGTGACGCTGGAGCAGGCGCGAAAAAGGATCACCAGGCAGTTCGGCGTGCATGGCAACAGCCATCGCAAGCGGCTCAAGCCGGTGGCACCACGCCCCAAGCGTCAGGCCGGCGAGCAGCGGGCCATGCCGAAGAGCCTGGCCGAGTCGTGGACGCCGCACGTCATGGACTTGCTCGGCCCCGTCGGCATCATCAGCGACGTGCATGTGCCCTACCACTCCGAGATCGCCGTGGCCGCGGCCATCGGCTTTCTCAAAGAGCAGAACCTGACGGGCCTGCTGCTGAACGGCGACATTGCCGACTTCTACGCCATCTCGCGGTACATGAAGGATCCCAAGCAGCGGGACTTCAGAGGCGAGCTCGACGCCGTGCGGACGTTCGTGGAGTACGTTCGCCACGAGTTCCCTGGCATCCCGATCGTCTACAAGGCCGGCAACCATGAGGAGCGGTGGACGCACTGGCTGTGGCAGCACGCCGCCGAGATCAGCGACGATCCCCGCATGAGCCTGGGGGCGTGGCTCGAGCTCGACAAGCATGACGTGACCCTGGTGGAAGATCAGCGGCCTGTGATGCTGGGCAAGCTGCCGGTGCTGCACGGGCACGAGTTGCCCCGTGGCATGGCGGCTCCTGTCAACGTGGCCCGCGGCGTGTTCCTGCGGACGGGCTCTACCGGGCTCGTCGGCCACTCGCACCGCACGAGCAACCATGCCGAATCGGATATGTGGCACCACGAGACGGCGTGCTGGAGCACCGGCTGCCTGTGCGACTTGCGGCCCGACTACGCCCGCATCAACCGGTGGAACTGGGGCTTCGCCATGGCGACCATCCACAAGGGCGGCATGTTCGACGTGAACAACTACCGGGTGATGAAGGACGGCACGGTGCGGTCGGCTTGACGGGTATCGCAGATTGCGATTTTCCAGATTCCAGAAAAAGGAAAACCATGACGACGACGTTTGAAGCCGCTAACGAACAACTCCGCCAGGCCGTGCAGCAGCGGCGTGACGCCCAGGCCGCAGGCAGGCCGCATGAGCAGTGGTACGACGTGTCGCAGCCGGCGACAGAACCGGCGGCACCTGTCGCCGAAGCTGAGGAAACGCAACTTGACGAGTGGGGCATGGTGGCCGACGAGCCCTACATCGAGCACCTGCTTGAGCAGCATCGGCTCAAGGGCGACGGCATCCAGCACGAGCAGCGGCCTGGCTCGCTGCCGTTTCTCGACCTGCTCGAGGAGCTCCGCACGCTTCACCTCAGCAAGAGCCAAGACTACGGCAGCGAGTCTGACCCGCTGGCCAACATCCGCCAGGGGGCCGAGTTCGTCGGCATCGAGGCGTGGCGTGGCTGCATGGTTCGCGTGGCCGACAAGGTGCAGCGGCTGAAGACGTACTGCCGCACCGGCCGGCTCGTTCACGAGGGCGTGCGGGACACGCTGCTGGATCTCGCTGCGTATAGCCTGCTGGCTATCGTGCTTTTCGACGAGGGCAAGGATGCCTGAGCCACTGCCCGACGCCTACCTGCAGCAGTGCGAGTGGGATGCCCGCAAGTTCTCTGGCTGCTGGGACCAGGGCACAAGCGGCGTTCTCGCGGCGCACGTCATGCGGTTGCTCAAGGAGCTCAGCCGCGTGAAGGGCGAGGCGGCGGTGCAGCGGGCACGAGCGGAAGAAAGACGTAGCACAGTTTCTTACTGAGCCGGGCCGGGCTTGAGCGGCGGGTTTCTCCCTTTCCCCGCCGCTCGCCCGTGCCCGGCCTACCGTGGCTTCCCGGGCCCGCCGGGGGGCTCGGTGAGATCCAGCGTCGGCAGGGCCCTGGTTGAGTCGCTGTCCGTTGGGCAGATCAGGGGGTCTACGTACCGCTCCTGAAGCTTGGGATCGCTGTGGTCGAGCAGCTGCGTGGCTGCGGCCGTCCCGCCGGCGAGGGCGGCATAACTGGCGGCCGTCCTGCGGAGGCCGTGAAAGCCCCTGTACTGCACGCCAGCGGCTTTGCAGAGCAGTTTGAGGCTCGTCCACTGGAACCGGCTGCGGCGATCGGACGGCCACACAAGCTCGGAGTCGGCTCGGCGGTGGATGGCCAGCATCTTGGCCAGTTCGGGCGTGATCTGCCGCTCAATGTCCCTGGTGCTGCCCTTGCGGTTCTCGCCCCGGAAAACGACCCGGCACCGCTCCAGATCCACGTCGGCCCACCTGAGCGACATAGTGGCCTCCAGACGCTCCCCCGTGCAGTAGATGGCGTAAATGATCGTCGGCCACCACCAGGCCGACGGCACGCCGCCGGTGCTGCCGATGCGGTGTCTGGCCCGCCGGATCAGGGCGGCCACGTCGGCCGACGTGTACGCCCGGCCCGTGGGCAACCTCGTGGGCACCTTCACCTTGGGAAGCTCGGGAAACTCCGCGGCAATCCGTTTGCGGGCGGCGTATGTCCAGATGGCCGCCAGCATCACCCGGTCCTTGCGGACGCTCGCCGGGCTCGGCCGACGCCCACGCCAGCCGGCAGTCTCGGCCCGCCACCTCAAGTAGCGGCTGACCACCAAGTCATCGAGATCCTTGACCGTCGGCTCGTGGCCGAGAAACACGCCAAAGCGGTCGATCAGCATCTCGTACAGGCGTACCGTCTTCCCCTTCAGCCCACGGAGCAGGGCGTACCGCTCAAGAAGTTCCTTCATTGTCATTGCCATGGCACATCATCCCCGGCCGATGAACGGGCGTACATACCCCGTACAGCATATACAACCCCTCGACTCCCCTCGCCTCCACTGGAACTCTGCTCGGCAGTTCACTCTACCGTCGCGGCCGGTCCCGGTTCTGCGGATCGTGCCGTGGCGGCGGTTTGGGCTGGCTGAGCAGACGGACAGTTTGACTA